AGAAGTACGTTGTTGTTGACCATACATTTCAGGGGTTAGGCCAAATAAACCCTCAACTATAGTTGCCATGATTTATTCCTTAAAAAGCGTATTGTTGATTAGGCGCAAGAGGATTTACTGTAGTAGTAGTTCCTGTGTAACTTGCAGGCAAGTTTATGCCTAACCTTCTAGCCATGTCAGCAGTATTCACATTCATTGGGCCTGTAGGTGCAGCCGCTTGTGCTGGGCCAACTACAGAAAGTCCAAGTTCATTTACTAATCCTGAGCCTGGCAGTGATCCCGCAGGAGGTGCTTCGTACAATCTCTGTGAAGCAGGTCTTGAAGGATCAAGTTGATTTGCAGAGAATGCTTCAACAGCAGTATTGATTCCAGTAGTCAAAAGACCTGAAGAACCCAAACCAGTTAATGCCGTAGCAAGAGGACTATTGGTAGCCGCTGCTCCTGTAGCCAATGCTACGCTTTGACCCGCACCCCTTAAGCCTAATTCACCTGCTCTAGCACCTGCGGTAGAAACAAGATTGCCCAAGTTAATGCCAGTCGTTAATGGTTGTTGACCCGCAGTTTCCAAGGCTTGAACTTGTCCAATAGCACTTGTATAAGGGTTATAAGCGGCTTGTTGACCACCATAGTACTGACCCATAGTCTGAGCACCAGTACCCAAGAGTCCCGCACCAAACAATACATTCTGTTGACCTTCTCGTTGAGCATTAGCCGCCAAAATAGCTTCTTGTTGCGCACGAGCGTTAAACAAAGCCTGTAGTTCAGGAGTTGTAGCACCCAAATTACCACCTTGAGCAACAGAAAGACCCGCACGACCTTGTTGTTGCAGTTTGTTTTGCAGATTAGCCAACTCCAACTCACGACCAGGTTGCAACAAAGCCATCTGGCTCTTAAGGTAGTCCTGAGCGACTTGTTCTGGAGTTTGAGCCAAATACTTGTTACCAAGGTTAAACAAGCTCTGAGCACCCGTTTGGAGGGGTTCAAAGGCTTTCTGAGCACCTTCTGCTTGTGTTATACCCGACTCAGCTAACTTAACAAACCTATCTTGAGCCGCTTTAGCTTCAGGACTTAGTGTGTAACCTGCGCTAGTCAATTGACCAGTTTTAGGATCAAAAGCAAACTGTGAAGACCCAAACCTAGTTGTCATGCCAACAGGTCTAAACTGAGCCGCAGTTTTAGCCGCAGCAGTTTCTTCATCAATTCTCTTTTGGGCAGCTTGGGCGGCTTCCTTAGAAACCTGAGCTTGCACAAGTCCACCAGCAGTAGTCAAACCGCCAGTAATGGCCTTTCCTATAACGCTTTCTGCCGCTTTGGTTGCCGCAGTAGTTAATAAACCACCCGCTGCCGCAGAAGTTCCTAAAGTAGAGCCAGTTAAAACCCCTGTTCCCGCTAGAGCCGTACCAGCTTTGATACCAGTTCCTGCGCCCATTCCTGTAACAGTTGGAGCCGTTGCCGCAGGAGTTAATAGTCCTCCAGTACCAGTAGCCGCACCGCCCGCTGCCGCACCACCTGCCGCTGTAGGAGCACCTGTCAGTAAACCTCCTGCACCAGCAGCAGCTACTTCAGCCGCAGAAGCACCCGCTTCAATAAGAGCCAGTTGAGCAGGAGTAAAACTAGCAGTACCACCTGCAATACCTGCATTTGCTAATTCAAAAGCCGTAGCTGCCTCTGAACCAACCGCAGTAGCCGCACCACCTGCTGCCGCACCCGCATTTAATATGGTTGGCAAACCAAGAAGCAATGCCGTACCTATTGCAAACTCTTTTAGACCGCTTTTAACTTCTTGTTGAGTGCCAGTTTTCTCTACTTCACCAGTAGGCAAGTATTGGGTGAAACCTCCACCAGCTTTGTTATCAGCAGCTTTGTAGGTAATAACATTTTCAATACCACCTACTTGTTGATCTTCACCAGAACCAGTAACTTTGTAAACTGGCTGAACAACAGTGTCACCAAGAGTAATGGTTTGACCATTAGGCACAGTCTCAGCGATACGAGCCGCAATCGTTCCCTCTGGTAAGCCAACAGCCGTAGCAAGTTGAGCAGGAGAGATTTTATAAGTCTCCATTACCTTGACAATTGCATCATCACTTAAATTTGGATTAGTTGTTAAAAAATCTACAATTTGTTCCGTTGTTACAGCGCCAGCAACAGGAGCAGCCGCAGGAGCAACAGGAGCTACAACAGGAGCAACAGGTGCAACAGGAGGCTCATATACAGGATCAGGCTCATATACTGGAGGAGGCTCATATACAGGAGCAGATGGAGGAGCAACGGCCTCAAATCTTGTTTGAATATCCTCAACTTTTGAACCCGTAGCCTCTGCAACTTGAGATGGATCAATTCCATAAGCACTCATTACAGATGCAATGTCGGCATCACTCATGCCTGGATTAGCAAGCAAGAATTCTACAATTTGTGCATTAGATACGGCCATTTTATTTACTCCGATTCTTTAGGAACTTGCGCTTCAGCCTGTTCTTTTATTTTAAGAATCAGAGGCCATACGCCTGATTTGCTTGGCAACTCACCAAGAGTCTGCAATACAAAGTTAATTTCGTTTACGTCTAGTTCTAGCTTCATGCTTGACTCCAAGGTGTGCCAGTAGCAGTTACAGGATTCTTTTGCAAAGCAATCTGAGCCGCCAGAGCATCTTCAGTGGCTTGTTTATCAACCCCATTAGCCCACACCCAACCAAGCACTGTTTCTTGTGTAAGGTCTGCATAGGGAATCGTTGGTGTGCCATCAGCCCATGAGCAAGTTGAATAGATAGAGGCTGTGTAGTCTCCATCTACTGCATTGCAAGTCCAATGCGCTGTGGTGATGAAACCATTGGCGGTTTCGTAGTCAGTTTGGGTGATTACCCAGTTGTAAGATGTAGTCATAATTTACCTTTCAAAATTGTTTAGCAAATTTGCCGTGATACAGATTTCGTGCTTCATCAGCGACAAGTCCTGCAAGTTCTAAGTCTTTAAAGTAGCCAAGAATCTTGGTTTTACCTTTAGTGCATACACGCACAACCCAAGACTTACTATGTTTGTGCCAGTTAACACCACGAAAACCGCTTGTGTTGTTACTGCACATAGCCTTGTTAAACTGATTCTCGCTTCTTGTTACTTCACGCAAGTTCTCAATGCGGTTATCTTGTCTGTCACCATTGATATGGTCAATCTCTTTTGGCAAGTAACCATGCTCAAGCAAGAAAATCAAGCGGTGAACCTTGTGGATTTTTCCATTCCAAGTCACATGACGATAGCCAGTTTTATGGATTGAGCCAACTTCCTGACCAACAAGATATTGCTTGTTAGGGTGCATGACTTTCTTCCAGTACAAATGACCATCCTTGTGGTCAAAGTATTCGGCTACTAGGGCTTGATTCATTGTGCCTCCAATGTTGCTACACGCTGACGCAAAGATTTTACTTCTGCAATCAGGTTTGCAATCAATTCAGAGTTTGAGTAGTCCATTGCTTGCATTTCAGCACCATCTTTAGTGCCTGTGGCTACTTTTGTGCGTGAAACTTCTTGTACTTCATGGGCAATCAAACCAACAAAGTTAGAGCCATCAGCCTTCCATGTGCCTTCTACAGGGTTTAGGCTGTCGATATACGCACCAGAGGTAGTAATCAAGCCTGTGATGTCTTTTAAGCGATAGTCTGAGGAAGTGTTGTAGGAGGTGGCTGTGCTTGTAACGCCAATACTTCCAACCGTTGTTCCACCTCTGCGAAATACTCCAAGTGTTCCATCATTTCCACGGTCAAACTGAAAAACAGCATCATCGGCTCTATATCCTGCATATGCTTCAGAACCATAGGCAGTAGTTCTTCCAACTAAAAAACAACCTGCCGCTGTCAGAGTAGCCGCTTGGGTAAAGGAGATAGCGTTTCCTGCTGTGCCTGATGCGGCTGTAAACCAAGCATGAATACCAGCAGCCTGCGAATAGTTAGTAGCGGCATAGCCAGTATTCAAATACTTAAAATCGCCCGCTGAATTAACAAATCCATTGCTAGACAAAGACAGGCTAGTTGTAGAGGAGGCAAAACGAGCGACATTACCAGCGCCAGTGCCAACTTGAATCGCATAGTTACCTGATGCCCAAGCACTCGGTGTAACACCAAGACCTAGATTGCCTGAGGAGTCGAGGCGTAATCTTTCAGAACCATTGGTCAACAACACCATGTCGTTGGTTGCCATACCTAATGCACCGCCAGAGGTTGTGCCTGTTCCTTTTAAAGAAAGAATATAAGTTCCATCAGAACGCTCAAAAGTTACAGGAGTTGAACCAGAACCGGTTACATCTAACCTGCAAGTTGGTGTTTTTCCAATCCCAAGATTGCCTGCGGATGCATCAAAGTACATTCCATCAGCACCCGTTGTTAACGGGAACACTACGGGATTACCTTGAAGTTCTAATCTTTGAACAGCACTTACCGCATCATTTACAACCCAAACCCTAGCACCTGTACCGCTGTTAGGTGTTGTAACAGCAAAGTTTCCATTGGTTGCTACTTTTACTTGTAACTTATAAGTAGGCGAAGTTGTACCAATACCCAACCCTGTTGAGGTGAGGCGCATTTGTTCTGCACTAGCACTACCCTGCCAAATATGAGCACTATTTGCTTGATAGTAGTTTTCACCTGAACCAGTGTTATCAACTAACAAGTAACCAGCAGGGCCTACTGCGGCCAAAGCCGTTATTCCCGCACCACTTAAAATGTTTACTCGGCGTGTTCCGCTAATTGTTGTGCCTACTGCTAAATTAGTGCCATTAAATACTAAGCCCGAGCCAGTAGCCAATGCACTTGTACTAGAAGCGTAAACCACACCGCCTGATGTGAATGATGTTAGGTTTGTACCTCCGTTAGCAGTAGGTAGTGTTCCTGTCACTCCAGTTGTCAAAGGCAAACCAGTTGCATTAGTCAATGTTGCGCTTGTTGGAGTACCTAAGATGGGGGTAACTAATGTTGGAGATGTAGCAAATACATTTGCACCACTACCAGTTTCATCTGTCAAAGCACCCGCTAATTGAGATGAAGTAAATGAACCCAAAGATGTTGCATTGCCAACAGAAGTGACTGCACCTGTTAAGTTAGCGTTAGTAGTGACGTTACCTGCAGTCAAACCAGAGGCAGTGCCTGTGATGTTTGTGCCTACCAAGGCAGATGGAGTGCCTAAAGCGGGAGTTACCAAAGTAGGTGAGGTAGCAAACACCAAAGAACCTGTACCTGTCTCATCAGTAATGGCAGAGATCAGATTGGCAGATGATGGCGTACCCAAGAAGGTAGCCACACCAGTACCCAAGCCACTCACACCAGTAGAGATTGGCAAACCAGTTAGGTTAGTAGCCACGCCAGAAGCGGGAGTTCCCAATGCGGGAGTCACCAGTGTTGGCGAGTTTGACAACACTACATTGCCTGTGCCTGTTGAGCTAGTTACACCAGTACCACCATTGGCAACAGGAAGAGTTCCTGTGATGTCGGCAGTAGAAAGAGTGACTGCATCCCATGAAACATTCGTTCCATCAGTTTGAAGATACTTGTTTGCCGCAGATGTCTGACTAGGCAACAGATTATTGATAGCCGCAGTAGCCGTAGAAGCACCAGTACCGCCATCAGCAATGGCTAAGTCTGTAATACCAGTGATTGTTCCACCAGTGATTGCAGCAGCAGAGTTGTCTGTCTTAGTCGCAATAGCAGTAGCAATGTTGTTGTACTCAGTGTCAATCTCAGTGCCACGGACAATCTTTAGCGGATCGCCTGGGGTGAGGTTGTCCTTGGTGGCGAAATTAGTACTTTTTGTATAATTTGACAATCTATTCTCCTTGTGTGAGCTTCATACTCACGAAATCTTGCCGTTCTTAGATTGAATCTCAATCTTCTGAATTGACAACTGTGTGCCGTTAATAGTGGTTTCGTAACCTGTTTGAACAATCTTTCCTGCACCAGAAGCAGTTACATCTAGTGTCTTAATAAGCACACCACCAGAGTATTCTGCCACACCATATTCAGCAAGGCCATACTCATAGTTCTTCTGTTCAGGAATATAAGCATTGCCCGACAAATAGTTGGCAGCAAAGTCAAATCCCCATTTAATCGTGACGAACTGGTCAGAGCCACCAATCACTACAGTCTTGATTCTTTTCAAGATGGAAATCTGATTTTCATTACCTAAATCTGCATGATTCGTAAAGTAAGAAAGCCGATAAGTAGATGTGTTATCTAAGAAACTTCCATACTTTCCAATATATCCACTCTTACCAATGTATAAATCACCATTACGAAGCGAATATAGAGATGTAGGTGTAATTGAATCCCACTTAGTGACCCTAGATGCACCATCTTGCAATTGCATCTTTGTATCAAAACAAAAGACTTGTGCCGTTACTGGAAGAGTCAATAGATAAAAGGCATTCTTCTCTGAGTAAACAGACTTCAGATTAGCAAGAGTCTCTACCGCCAAAGAGGATACCAAGTCGGAACGAACATTCTTAGATAGGTCTCGCAAAGGAGCAGATTTCTCTTGAATAGTCCTCATCAAAGAGCGAACTCCAGAGTCTGACAAGAAGATCACATCAGTTCCGATTGACTGAATAGAGTCTCTTGCAATACATCCAATTGAGCCTACTGTGTCGCTCAGAGAAAGTGTTGCGGGAGTTGTAGCACCAGAGTAAACAAGAATCTGTCGTTTACCAAAGATGAATAAGAAGTCATTGTGAGCCGCTAGACCCATGATCTCATCTGAACCATTAGGCCATACACGAGAGACATCCAAAGAACCTGTTGTGCCACCAGACCATACATGACCCGCAATCAAGTCAGAGAAGCTGATAGTCACCTTATCTGTAGATGAATTAGCCACCCATAAACGACCAAAAGCTGAAATAACAATGTTTGCTTGCGGAACAGTACCTACATAACCTGATTTCTCAGATACTCTGCGATAGGTAGTAGTACTTATAGCAGGGTCAAAGATGAGTGCATCGTGTCCAGATTGGAAGAAATAAGTAATCCCATTTAGAGAGGCGCAATGCCAGTTATTTGCCGTAATGGTAGGAGCAGAACCACCACCACCATAGGTCAACTCAGTCACAGCGTTAGAAGTGCCAAGTTTGAATAACTTGAGGTTTCCTGCAAATAAAAGAGTCAAAGTGCCATTAGTTTGGACTAATTCGTGGATGACAGTGACATCGTTAGAACCCAAATTTCCAGATGAGGGGTTTACCAAGGTATAGCCCTTGCGAGACCCAACACGACCATATTGGTCAATCACACAATTATTGGCAACCAAAGCGAAGCCAGATGCCAAATCTAATGGCGAATCTTGCGTGTTCAGGCCATAAAAGCCTGGTGCGCTAATGCTTTGACTTTGTAAAGGAGCTGCCATTAGACCGCCACAAAGTTGTCTTCAGGATAACGAGTGCTTTCTAATGCAATAGCATCAGATAGCATACCTTTGTATAAAACATAGGCATCTGAAGATGGTGTACCGCCATCCTCGCCACGCTCCATCAAAGCACGAGCATAGGCATTCTGAGTAACTAAATAGTCCAAAACCTTGACTGAAGTGCCATCAGAAGACAGATTAGCCTGTGGAATGGTCAAATCAAACTTGAGTGTATAGACACCATCAGGAACTGGAAACAGGTCAATCTTTGTATCGCCACTACCATCTACCCCGTTAAAGCAGAACTCGCTAGGAATAGACTGTGAAGGTGTGCCAAAGTTCAATTTGCGGTTCATATCCGCAGTAGTCGTGTGATCCAATGTTATAACACTGGTAGTGTTAATAGCATCATTAACACGGAACTTCTGACCAGCACCTGTCAAAGAATATGAACTTGTGGCACTAGTAGTAGTAACTGTGACTGTTTGAGACAATACATTCCATGAATAAGCATCTTCAATCTGACGCTTGCCATCATTGACAAACTTGCCAATCAATGCGGAATAGTTTGTTTCTGAGACTGTAGAAACATTTGTCTCACGCAAACGGGTGAGAACATCGTTCACAAGTTCTAAGTAGGTCATGTTCTTTGTGCTCCCTGAACCTCAAATGTTGCAATAAAACTAAAGCTACTAGCAGATTGAGTAGTAATTTGAATTCTATCGCCTTCTTCTAAAACGATATAAGCATTGCCATCAAACTGAAGGTA